GGTCCCACCAGCTACACGCGTCTCAAGAAGAAGATCGTTCTGCCGACGGAGGTCGACTGGTTCGGAACACGTCTCGTTACTACCACAGTGCCCGGTCAGTGGGCTGTTCAGACGACCTCTACCAAGCAGTTCGCGGCATTCCAGTACGGGTGGACTCCTCAGCTTCCGGCCAACGTTGGTATCTGGCTTCATGCTCGAAGCTCGCCGCGTTATTACGGATGTGTTCGCAAGAACGAGGGCATGATCATGTCTACCTACAGCGTTCAGCACGGTGTGTGTCCGTACGTCTTCGTGCGGTGACATATACGGGAAGGAGCTATATTTATGGATCCTTGGCTTCAGGTATTGATCTCCGTCGCTGTAGCTCTCATTTCCTCCAACGGTCTCTGGATCTACTTCGGTAAGAAGTCAGACAAGAACGACGCCACTACAAAGTTGATGCTGGGCCTTGCTCATAACCAGATAATTGAACAAGGTATGCAGTACATCGACCGCGGATACGTCACTAAGGACGAGTATGAGGACTTTGTCAAGTACCTATATTCGCCCTACGCAGTCTTCGGGGGTAACGGCCTCGCGGAGAAGATTTTCAAGGAGGTCACCAACCTCCCGATTCGTCGAAAGGAAGACGATGACTGACAAGGTATACAACATTCTCAAGTATTGCGCGCTGATTGCAATCCCCGCAATCGGAACGTTCTACACGACCATCGCGTCACTGTGGGGCTGGTCCTACATCACGGAGGTCAGCGGAACGATCCTGGCGTTCGACACCCTTCTGGGCGCGTTCATCGGGATTTCCTCGGCAAGGTACCAGCCATCCCCAGATGGGGTTCTTCACGTCAATCCTAATACCAAGGAGACGTACGCTGCGCTGACTACACCTACTGAAGACGTACTGAACAACGGGACCATGACTCTGCGAGTGCAGGAAAGTCCCGACATGTGACGCGCAAGAAAATCTAGGGGTATAATGAGATCTACAGAAAGGATATCTCATGACCGATGAAAACCTCACCCTCGACGACATCGAGCAGGACCTCATCAATCAAGTTTATAGCTTGGATGCTGACGATCCTAAGACAACCATCGCCATCGAAAACCTCAAGACGATTCACCAGATCAACGAAAAGCCCGACTCGGTTTCTCGTCGTCTGATCCCGTCTGGAGACTCGATCGTCGGTGCAGTCTGTTCGATCGCAGGCATCCTGACCGTGCTTAATTATGAGCAACTGCGTCCGCTTGCGTCTAAGGCTGTCGGATTCATCACTAAGATCCGCCTCTAGACCAAAAACTTAAGGACTCCTAAAAAAACAGGGGTTCTTAAGTTTTTCGCACATATTACAGGGTCTATAATGAGACATATACCAACTCTGAAAGGAACTCTCATGACCGTCAAGCTCTCCACTTTCGCTTGTGTCACTGTTACTACATTCCTGCTGGGTACCACTCTCGCCGCCATATCCGCCGCTAAGACATACTCCGATATGTACAACCTGCGGGTAACCGAAAAGATTGACCCCATGTTTGCGTACCAGTACAAGCACTACTGGAAGCTCTTCTGAGACACCGTCACAGATGTATCTCTACTCCTATAGCCCCTAACAAGGGTTATAGGTTTTCGCATGAAAAACGAGTCCTATAATGAGAAGTTATACAACTCTGAAAGGACTCTACAATGTTCATCATTCCCGCTATTCTCGCCATCCTCAACGTAATCCTTATCGCTATCTGCATTTACAAGGACGTCGTATCCCGCAAACATGCGGTTGCCGACTGCCTCAAAGCCGCAGATCGACTCAAGGAACTGAAGGGTCGAGTTGCGAAGGATTGGTACAACCAACCGAAGTCTAAGAAAGACTGACTTCTATATCCTATAACCCCTAACAAGGGTTATAGGTTTTCGCATGAAAAACGAGCCCTATAATGAGACATATACCAACTCTGAAAGGACTCGTCATGCTTATCATCTCCTTTGTTCTGACCTTCATCCTCTCCGCACTCCTCGTTGCCGTGATCGCCTACATGCGAAAAGTCAACAACGACCTCAATGAGGTCTATTCCACGACTTCGTTCAGCAATAGGCTCGCTGACCACGTGGAAGCCATCTTGAAGGATGACTCTCTCACAACCGATGAGAAGTTCAAGATTACCTACTTCGGTTAACCCTCAACCCTATAACCCTTAACAAGGGTTATAGGTTTTCGCATGAATTACATGGTGTATAATGAGACATATACATACTCCGAAAGGAACCATCATGCACGCCATCGCCCTCATGCTGACCATGTTCTGCGCTTACCTGATTTTCAAGCTCCTCGTTAAGAAGGACGAACTCAAGAAGAAAGACATTGAAATTCGTTACCTCCGCGAAGAGCACAATCGGTACCGCGAAGAGCAGCTCTCCATGTACTCTACCGCGTACAAGAATTTCCTCAGTTCGTATAAGATCTGAAAGCTCTATAGCCCCTAACAAGGGCTATATAGTTTTTAATCGCACAAATTACAAGGTCTATAATGAGAAGAAACCAGCCCATCTAATCCTAAGGACTACTCATGCTGACCTCTGTTGCCACCGCACTCGCCATCGCTTACACGATCAACAGTGTTGCAATCAAGCTCACCAAGGTAGCCGTTGACGTTTACGATGCCAACGCTCTCGCCAACTGAAAACCTTTTAGCCCCGTAACAAGGGCTATAGGTTTTTTAGGTCGCATGATTTACACGGGCTATAATGAGACATATACCAACTCTGAAAGGAACTCTCATGACCTTCAAGCCCTCCACCGTTGCCCTCATCGCTCTCGGTAGTGTCATCGCCTCTAACCTGCTTACCATCGCCCTCCGCAAGGCTATGGTAGCCACGTACGGCGATGTCTACACTGAGATCGAAGGCCTCGTCTGGAACCCGCCCAAGGTTCACTGATCCACCATACCAACCCAACTCACTCCTATAACCCCTAACAAGGGTTATAGGTTTTTCTAGAAGGAGCACACTCATGACCATTTCAATCGTCCTACTCACTGCCATGTGCCTGTACCAGATATATCGGAACTTCAAGGCACAGCAACGATTCGACAAGATCCGAGAAGCCGTCAATAAGGCTTGCGAGAACGCCGATCCGAAGTTGGATCACACCACCCTTGACGAACTTCTCAAGGATATCTGGAACGCTATGTATAACTGATACATGACCATCAAAGAAGGAGCAACAATGGCCATCATCGGTAAACCCATCCATCGCTACTGTAAGGTATTCTCATTCGAGAATCTCTGCGATGTTCTCGAGACACTTCGGCCTCTCGGTTGGGCTGTCTACGGAGACACGTTCACCAACGCGGAGCTTTCCGCTCTTGCTGACTATCTTGGCTCGAGGTTTTCCAGCACGGGTGGAAGCCTTGAGATCGAAACCGAAGTTGTCGGAGACCCGTTCGGAGCCCCACTACTTCAGGAATACAAGAGACGGTATAGATTACGACGTGGATCTCAGATCATTTCGGACACCATTCGTTCGGTAGATCCCGATTTCGAATTCCATGATCGTGAGGGGATCAAGCGGGTTCTTTCTTGGGAGTCGTGGGAAGTACACGGTCCCACCCATGTGGTTCTACCGCAATACCTTCTTTCGAGCACCGCCCCCGAGATGTTCGACGTGAACGTCCTGTTCATCAAGGAGCCGAAGAAGCTCGAGATGGTCCGGACCCAGTCACTGAAGGCACCCATTTTTGTGTGCTACGTGGGAGGTTGAAGGTCTTGATAACCTGAACCGGATCCTTACACTACCGATCGGTAGTACATTCGGGATTTTCACCGATACGGCCATCGCCAGTTTCAAGGTTGCTGGTTATCTCGATCGAGTAGCTAAGTCCTCCGAAGACCCCAGCAAGATCGCCACAGTCATCATTCCGACCTATCCGTTAGTTGGCGGTAGTCATTTGAACACCAGTCGGGATCTTGTATATCAGGATCCTGAAACCGGTCTCATTCGCGTCTTGTACGAGAGTGAATTGAAAGGTGTTCTACGCGGAATACCGTGGGAACTGAATAGGGCCGCACTCCTCCCGTCATATCTTTACCAAGCAGGCGCAGCACCGTGCTTCAACGCTTGCTTCGTCTTCATGGATCTCCCTGTGGGATCCGTGGTCACTCACCCTCCGGTCCAAAATGGTACCGAGACTTTCTTCATCAGCATGATCGAACTCAACAACGCCAAACTCTGAAAGGAAACTCAAATGATCACTCTCATCTTCATGTTCCTCGTCATGGTCGGTCTCATCATCTTCCTCACGATCTTCGACGCCATCACCTCGATCTTCAACGGTAAGGTTATCGCTGGAGGCGTCATCGGATACTTCCTCGCGAAGTTCCTCAACAAGCGTGAGGACAACAAGTGAGTAGCGATACTCTGATGTGGATTGCGATGGGACTGTGGTGCATGGTCCCAGTCGCAACCATTTTCTACCTACTGAATCGATAACAAAGGAGAAGCACATGATCGATATCAAGACCTACGGACGTCTCGCTGGGGCGTTCATCCGCAACAACTCTCAGGTTATTCTCGCAGCGTCTGCGCTCGCGGGCGTCATCAGCACGGCCATTACCTCTGGTAAGGCTCACGTCAAGGCAATGGATCTCCTCCGAGAGGAGTTCCCCGAGGGAGGGTATAAGTTCACGGATGCCCTTCGTCTGACCTGGACCTGCTACCTGCCCGCGGCCATTTCTATCACGGCTACCTCTGCCGCCATCATCGGTGGAACGGTCCTCAGCGAGCGTCGTTACGCGGCTATGGCCGCTGCCTACACCGTCTCCCAGGACGTCCTCGAGAAGTACGAGGATCGAGTCAAGGAGCTGACGGGCAAGAAGGGTTCGGACACTCGCTCGGCCATCGCTCGGGATGTCATCGAGGAGAACCTCGAGCGTCCGGAGAACAAGAGCGTGATCATCACGGGTGAGAACGTCCTGATCTCGGATTCATATTCCGGCAGGGTCTTCCCTTCGACCATCACCAAGGTCCAGAAGGTCCTCAACCAGATCAACTCCGATCTGATCAACGGTATTTCCTCGGTCTCGCTGAACGAGGTGTACCAGTGCCTCGGACTGGAGCAGATTTCCATGGGTGACGAGCTCGGCTGGTCTAACGGCACCACAATCGAGGCGGAATTCACGCCTACGATGCTCGCCGACGAATCTCCGGCTCTGCTGATGGCGTTCAAGCCTGCTCCCGTGACGGACTGGTTCCGTCACCAGTACTGATCCGCAAGAAAAACATGTCCTATAATGAGACATATTCACCAACTCTGAAAGGAACTCTCATGTCCGCTGAAAAGAACCTCCCCATCGACTCCGACAACCTCATCGAAGACGATTCCCCGATCATCTCGGTCAACACCGCCAAGATCAAGAAGTTCTTCGTGAAGGCTCTGCCCTACGCAATCGCCGGTATTGTTACCGCCGCTGCTGGCGCAGTCGCCGTCGCGATCTCTTCCGACTCTGACGACGATGTTGATCCGCTCGTGATCGACAGGAACGCCGCCCTCGAAGGTACGATCGAAGAGCTCGAAGACGGAACGCTCCTTCTCACGCAGGTCATCGAAAAGCCCGAGACCACTGAAGACTGACCCTCAAACCCTAGCACCCCTAACCGGGTGTTAGGGTTTTTTCTTTTCACACAACAAGAAAGGCATACCAATGCAGAAGCTCACCGTACAGTACCAGAACTTCGATGGAGATCTGGAGACTGAAGACCTCTACTTCCACCTGAACATCAAGGAGCTCCAGGAGATGGAGAACTGGGATGTTCCGCTCACCAAGCGCATCGCCAAGCTCACCAAGACTGAGGACGGTAAGGAAGCTTTCGAGCTCATGCGCGACATCGTCGAGGCTGCCTATGGCGAGCGTTCGGCAGATGGCAAGCGCTTCGTCAAGAACCCCGAGGTTCTGAAGAACTTCACCGAAGGTCTTGCCTATGACGAGGTCATCATCTCCTTCATCGACGGTACTACGGATCTCGGCAAGTTCGTCGAGGGCCTTCTCCCGAAGAAGGTCTTCGAGCTCGCCAAGAAGAACACCAAGGAGTCCAGCGACGAGGTCAAGGAGTACCTCGTCAAGTATGACGTCGATCCGAAGGTCGCCGACGAAGCGGTTGCAAAGCTCACGGAGGATTCTACGCAGGAATAACATGGGGTATAATGAGACCCCATACTATCCGAAAGGAACCCTCGTGAAGAAACAAGAATTCACCCCTGCATCCGTCACTGGAATTGCTGCGTCATTTTGCTCTGGCGTAGTGGTGCGAACCGTTCTTCGAGGAGTCCTCGCAGCCTGTACTCCCATCAATCCTATTGTTAGTTTTGTTGGGATCACCGCGCTGTCGCTGACCGTCGAAAACGGCGTCTCCCACTACGTCGCCAAAGAGACTCAGAATCTCATTGACCAGTGCAAGGAAGCTTGGAACGCTTCCGAAGACTCCAAGTAGTCTGACCTCAAGCCCTAGGCCCTCTGTAATATTACAGGGGGCTTAGGGTTTTTCTTCTGAAGGAGTATCATGAATGTACCCACGCGACCTGAAGGATCGTATCCGGGCAACTCTGACCGAGCCAAGGAAAAGAAGGAGATCACTCCCGTAGCCAAGGCTCGTGTTAAGCGAGAGTCGACCGCGCGAAAGGTCGTCGGCGAAATCATCAAAGAAGACGCTCGAAGTGTCGGCGAGACGGTTCTCTGGGATGTCATCATCCCTACAGTCAAGAACCTTATTTCCGACACCGTCACTCGGGGCATCGAATCGATGCTCTATGGTGATTCTCGACCTCGATCGAGGAACAACTACTCCGATTATTCGGGGTATTCTCGCCCAAAAGGCAGTCGAGATCGTCCCGTTGAACGACGCGAACGACGGTCTGCTCGTCAGGCTGAGCCCGAGCGTAACGAGATCATTTTCGACACGCGCTCCGACGCTAACGACGTCATCGACCGTATGAGCGATATCATCGATCAGTACGGCCAGGCTTCTCTGGCCGACCTCAACGCACTCATCGGTGCGTCTTCCAACTTCATTGACGATAACTGGGGATGGACCGACATGGGTTCATTCAACGTTCGTCAAGTCCGAGACGGGTTCATGCTCACCCATGATGAGCCCCAGTCTCTCAAGCAGCGCTAATATTCAATCACAACTCTGAGAGGACATCATGTCTATTTTCCACAACGTCGCACGAGTCGTCGTTAAGCACGCCCCCACCATTCTCACCGCCACCGGCACGGTTGGTCTTGTCGGTACTGCCGTCCTGGCAAGTCGAGCCACTCTGACCTACAAGGAACTCATCGCAGATGAGGTCATGGTCATCACGGATGGTCCCAACCTCATGAAGCGCAATGAGCACTACACTGAAGATGAGTTCCGTAAGGACCGGATCGTATGCTACAGCCGCATCGTCACGAAGACCCTGAAGCACTACGCCCCGACGATCGCTCTGGGCGTTGCCTCGGTTGCTGCCTTCTGGTGGAGCCACTCGATTCAGTCGAAGCGCATTGCGGGTCTCGCGGCAGCGTACACCGCTCTGGACGCCTCCTACCGCAAGTACAAGAAGTCGGTGGCTTCCGTTATTGGCGAGGAGTCCATGAAGAAGGTTGAGGAGAAGATCCTCGACGACGTCGTGTTCACGGATGAGCCGTTCGAGTACGACAAGATGGCCGAGTCGGTTATTCCGGAGTACTCGCCTTACGCCCGCATCATCGATGAAACCTCCAGCGTCTGGGATCCCTCGGATGATATCACTGAACTGAATCTCCATGCGCAGCTTCAGTACATGAATGATCTGCTGCGTACGCGTGGCTACCTCTTCCTGTCCGACGTCTACGACGCTCTCGGTATTCCTCGCACGCCCGCTTCGCAGGTTGTGGGCTGGCTCTGGAAGAAGGGTGATGGCGATCACTACGTGTCCTTCGGCGATATCGAGGGTCACCGCATCCGCTTCTGGGACAATTCCCGTCGTCGCGAGGTGGCAAACTACCTCCTCGACTTCAACGTGGATGGAGAGATCGTCAATGAAATCTAATCTTGTCATTTCCTTCGCCGCGGGTCTTGTCACGGGTGCGACGGTCGCATATCTTCTGATCACTGACCGACTCCAGCGTCAGATGGACCAGGAGATCGAGGAGCGCGTCGACGAAGTCGAGAAGAGCGCCTTCCAGGAATACCGTGAGAACATCGACAAGCTCACGGCGATGTACGAGAATAAGCCCCTCGTGGCCGATCAGGAGAACCCGGAGAAGAAGATCTCTGATATTGAGCTCCTCGATCCCGAAACGTTCCAGCAAGGAGCACTCGGCTACGAGTTCTTCGAAGTCGACTGCTACGTCAACGACAACGTGGTGGCCGACGACAACGGAAACCGGATGAAGGAGACCGCTCGGGAGCTTATCGGTGCAGATGCCATGACCAGTGGCGGTGCCTACGGTGCAGATCCTAACGAAGTGTATGTGCGGAACCACAAGTACCGCATGGACCTTCACGTCCATCTTCTGGATGTAGACTGGGTCGAGGATATCGATCTGGGGGATTACTACTACATCCCGGATGAAGAGGACGACGATTCCGAATGATCACAGGAGAGGGATATTTCGAATACCTTCTCCGACTTGTCGGCGCAGATTACCTTCGCGATCAATGCGAGGTCCTTCATGAGATCGCATTCCAGTGGTGGATTCCGCTGGACGGTAATCTGGAGTCCGATGGCAAAGCACTCCGCGATTACTACGAGTATGAGACTGGTTACGTATATGACGGTGACGACCCGATTTACGCAACAATGCTCGAGGTGCTTGTAGCTCTCGCTAGCAAAATGGATGCGACTATTGGTGGTAGGGACGACACTCCTGCCACCGCGTTCAGGGTTCTGATGAGGAACCTCGGCATTGACTACAATACGGACAGCGAAACCATTAGCGCTACGGTTCGCGATATTGTAGAACGGAATTACGACCGGTTTGGCCACGGTGGTATATTCCCGAATCGTCGAGGCCTCATCGACCCGGCGCAAACGTCGCTTCTTGACCAGCTATCCATGTGGTGCGTTCAGGAGAAGTATATTATCTAGGAGAAGCAGTGGACTTTATTGTCCCTCGACAGAGGGCTTCGAAGAATGGGGTTGTGGAGATCTACCCCGACTTTCGAGTCGCAAGATCTACCGATATCCTTGTTCAGGGAGGCTCGTTCGTAGCTGTGTGGGACGAGGAGAAGGGTCTATGGAACACGGATGAGTTTCGAGTAGTCGAACTCATCGATCGAGAGCTTCGTGATTTCGCGAAGTCTCTTGAGGGTTCCTATCAAGGCGGTACGCGTTTCCAGTTTTTGGGGGATTACGCCTCTAAGAGCTGGACCGCTTATCGCAACTGGATTTCCTCCATGCCGGACACAGTCAGGCCACTGGACCGGAAACTCACCTTCGCAAACACAGAGGTGCGGAAGGAGTCCTATGCGACTCGCCGTCTGCCCTATGCGCTCGCGGAAGGATCTCATGACAATTGGGATAGTCTTATTTCCACGCTGTACGACGAAGAAGAGCGCCGTAAGATCGAATGGTCTATCGGCGCCATTGTCACGGGTGCCTCACGCACTCTGGACAAGTTCGTTGTGTTGTACGGCAAGCCTGGATCGGGTAAGTCGACGCTCATCAATATTCTGATGCAGCTCTTCGAGGGCTACTACACAGCATTTGATGCAGCGTCACTTGCCAAATCCAACAACGCATTTGCAGCTGCGGCGTTTAAGACAAATCCAATTGTCGCATTCCAGCACGATGGCGATCTGAGTCGTATCGACGACAACACTCAGCTTAATTCGATCATTTCCCACGAGGAGATGCAGATTAACGAGAAGTTCAAGCCGACGTATACGACTCGGATCGACTCATTTCTGTACATGGCTACTAACAAGCCGGTGCAGATCACAGATGCTCAGTCTGGTATCATCCGACGTCTGATCGATATTTCGCCCACAGGTAACAAGATCTCTCCCGTAGAGTATCGCGAACTCATGGACGGAATCACTCGAGAGCTTGGAGCCATCGCATATCACTGTGCGGAGGTCTTCGAGAGCCTCGGTAAGACGTACTACAAGGACTACCGTCCTTTGCAGATGATGTACAAGACTGACGTATTCTACAACTTCGTTGAGGACGCATATTTCGAGTTCGAGAGTGCGGAGTTCGTTACTCTCAATTCGGCGTATGAGACCTACAAGCGATATTGTGAGCAAGCATCTGTTCAATACGTGCTACCACGTCACCGGTTCCGTGAGGAACTGAAGAACTACTTCGTCGAGTTCCATGATCGGACTCGAATCGACGGCAAGCAGTTCAGGAACGTATATTCCGGGTTCAAGAAAGACAAGTTCACACAGGCGAGTCTTGTTGAGAATCCGGAACAGCGCTACTCCATCGAGCTGAAGGAATGCCCAAGCGTCATCGACGAGCTATATGCTGATTGCCCTGCGCAGTATGCGAAGGACGGCAAGCCGGCTAAGCGATGGGATGACGTCACGACAACTCTGAAAGACATTGATACCCGTAAGGAACACTATGTTCAGATACCTGAGAACATGGTTGTTATTGACTTCGATCTTAAAGATCCAAGCGGTAACAAATCTCGTGAGCGAAACTTGGCAGAAGCGTCCAAGTGGCCTCCGACATACGCCGAGACCTCCCGTTCCGGAGGAGGAATTCATCTCCATTACCTACTGGGAGACCCCGAGCTCGAATACGCTAAGGAGTATGCTCCCGGAATCGAGATCAAGCGATTTACCGGCAAAACCGCCCTCAGGCGTAAGTACCTGGTTTCGAACGGAATGCCTGTCGGAGCTGCACCGGATGATCTCCCTAGGAAGGCTCCGAAGGTGATCAGAGAAGACGTAGTCAAGACAGAGCAAGGTCTTCGAAACCTTATTGCTCGGAACCTCCGCAAGGAGATCCATCCTGGGACCAAGCCTTCGGTGGAGTTCATCAAGAAGATTCTTGATGATGCTAGTGCAAGTGGTTTGGTGTACGACGTCACGGATGCGAGGAATTCCATCATTGCATTCGCGATGCGATCGACACACCACGCCCAGTACTGTCTGAAGCTGGTCCAGCAGATGAAGTTCAAGAACGACTCTGAAGAACCGGTGGCTCCTGTCGCTGACGGAGACATCTATTTCTTCGACATCGAGGTGTTCCCGAACCTCTTCGTGATCTGCTACAAGAAGCGTGGCGATAAGAACAAGATGCGTCTTATCAACCCGACCGCGGAACAGGTCAAGACTCTGCTGGGCGCCAAGTTGGTTGGCTTCAACAACCGTCGCTACGACAATCATGTTGTCTACGCGGCAACGTTGGGGTACAACAACAAGGAACTCTACATGGTCTCGAAGAGGATCATCGAGAAGAGCCCGAACTCTTATTTCTCCGAGGCGTACAACGTCTCGTACACAGACGTCTACGACTTCTCCTCGAAGAAGCAGAGTCTGAAGAAGTGGGAGATCGAGCTTGGTCTGAAGCATCAGGAACTCGACCTTGACTGGGATCAGCCGGTCCCGGAAGAGTTGTGGGATACTGTGGCGGACTACTGCGATAACGACGTGGATGCCACGGAGGCAGTATTCGAGCACCTCCAGGACGACTGGACTGCCCGTCAGATGTTGGCCCGTATTTCCGGGCTCACCGAGAACCACTCCACGAACTCTCACACCTGTCGAATCATTTTCGGCACGGAGAAGAACCCTCAGAAGGATTTCGTCTACACGGATCTTTCGGAGATGTTCCCGGGATACCACTTCGACGGTTTCAAGTCCACATATCGTGGAGAGGTGACTGGCGAAGGCGGCTATGTCTACGCAGAGCCTGGTATTCACCACAACGTGGCTCTACTGGATGTCGCGTCGATGCATCCGACATCGCTTGAACAGCTGAACCTGTTTGGGCCCTACACCAAGCGATTCAGCGACATCAAGAAGGCACGTATCCTGGTAAAGCACAATGAGCTCGACAAGCTCGAAGGTCTCTTCGATGGAGCGCTCATGCCGCTTATTCAGGAAGGTGTCGACACGAATGCCTTGGCATTTGCTCTGAAGATCGTTATCAACTCTGTATACGGTCTAACGAGCGCCAAGTTCGACAACCCCTGCAAGGACCCGCGTAACGTCGACAATATTGTCGCGAAGCGTGGAGCCTTGTTCATGATCGACCTCAAGCATTACGTCCAGGAAGAACTCGGGTGCACCGTCGCTCATATTAAGACGGACTCGATCAAGATCCCGGATGCAACACCTGAGGTTATTCAGGCGGTCATCGACTTTGGTAAGAAATATGGCTACGACTTCGAACACGAGGCGACATACGATCGTATGGCCCTCGTGAACGACGCAGTCTATATTGCCCGGTATCCGTTCCCTGAAAACGGGCATTGGTGGACAGCCACAGGTGCTCAGTTCGCCCATCCGGTAGTGTTCAAATCCTTGTTCAGCAAGGAGGAGATCACGCCGAATGACTACGCTGAGACTCGAGCAGTTCAGACTGCCATCTACCTCGATTTCAACGAGGCGAACCCCGATGACCACTACCTGCATTTTGTTGGTAAGGTCGGACAGTTCGTCCCCGTCAAGCCTGGCTGTGGAGGTGGTATTGCTTTGCGCAAGAGCGCTAATGGCGATATCAAGGACGCGGTCAATGGTACGAAGGGATATCGTTGGAAGGAGGCGTCAGTCGTTCTGGGTCTCGATCATATCTCAGAGATCGATACTCGGTACTCCGAGGATCTCGTCGAGAAGGCTCGAGAGCAGATCGAACAGTTCGGTTCATATGAGGAGTTTGCAGCATGACCTCATTCATCCTCATGGGAATCACAGCCGCCGTTACGTGGGCTTTGACGAATGCATATTGGGCCGATCGAAATCAAACGGAGATCACCGATCTCTGGACTGCATTTTACAAGGAGATGCAGCAAGTTCGCACGAAGGAGCGTACACGAGTTGAATCACTACGAAAAGCAGAGGGAAGAACTTCAGCTTCTGCACGATCAGGCTCTCGATATGTTAGACGAATTCGCAAATGAGTACCGTATTTCCGATGGTACCGTCTTCGCCCTGAAGGGTGACTTCGAACGCGCATTCCGAAAACTGTCCGAGATCCACCGCAACAAGGGCGAAAACAATGGGGACTACGCACATCCAACAGTTGAATGACGGATCTATATGGCTAAACTCGGGTTGGCATATCTACCCGATCGACTTTGACATCCTCGGAGTCAAGCGCCAGGTCATCGCTGAGAAGAAGACCTGTAAGCATGCGCGCTACGTCAAGGAGACGTACGAGCTGTCTACGGTCCGATCTCGCAAGGGTAACTCTTACCCCACTCTCATCCATCGACGTAAGTCCTACAACACACATGGCCGTCGCGATGAGCAAGAATCCATCAACCGCTGTATTTCAGCACCCCAGACTGAGGATGAAGCCCTCACTCGATTCCTGGACACGGCATTCCAGGTCACATTCGCACGATAATCTACAACTCACGGAAAGAGGCCTAATCATGGCAAACCCCCGACTCGAAAACATTGTCCTGAGCGACACCCGTATTTTCTTCCGCAACTTCTCTGGTCAGCCCGACAAGTACAACCGCACGGGCGCCCGTACCTTCGCTTGTGAGGTTCCGCCGGAGTTCGCAGCACAGATGGAGGCTGACGGTATCAACGTCAAGTACTCCAAGGATGTCGACGGTAATCCGGACCCGGAGCGTCCTTACATCGCCGTTAAGGTTCGCTTCGACGTCAAGCCGCCTAAGATCTACATGGTCGAGGATGGCGTCAAGACGCTGCTGTCTGAGGAGACTGTTGGTGTTCTGGACTCCGCGGACATTGTCCGAGCGGATCTGGTGATCACACCTGTCTTCTACGACGTGAATGGCAACACCGGCTTCAGCAATTACCTGAAGACCGCATACATCACGATCGAAGCTGACGAGTTCGCATCTCGTTACGCTGATATGGAGACGCGGTAAGTCATGCCATATACCGTATGGTATGAATCTTGGGACATCAGAGGCGGTCGCACATCACCAAATTTTGGTAGGGCAGCAACAGCACGTAAGACTTTCGAAAGCAAACCGGAAGTCGACAACTACGTACAGTTAATCACCAACCGAACGCTTCAGAACGGGCGCGTCATGTCGATCGCCATTTCCAAACAGGAGGACTGATGTCTAAGTTCGTTGTCTGGTACGACGTCTGGCTGAAGGGCGAGGAGAAGGACACGAGTCTTCCTTCTCGCCCAACGGTCTGGACTACTTTCGATACCGCGAAGGAAGCCCAGCAACACGTCGCACGACTCGCTAATCGTGCATTTCTCGATGGTCGCACCATCTCAATTACTATTTCTCCGAAGGACTAACCATGGATGATATCCGATGGAATGCCCAAGTTTGTCATGGCAATGACGAAGACGGGTACACGGAAAGCGCGGTCACGTTCGACACGCGCGATGAAGCCCTCCAGTTCGTTCAGGATTATCTGGATGAACTGGATACCGCTTGTGAAACGCAGGCGGCAAACAACGGCGTTATTCGCATCTGGAGTAGCGCTGCAACCCAACTGATTGAACTGTAGGAGGTTCACATGGCAATCATGAATCAGGTCAAGGAGCTGGAAGACGGTACTGTCACTGTTCCGATTTTCGGAACGTCCACTGTCGACAACCTGTTCCGACCCACTCTTCAGGCGCCCGACAAGGTCGGCTACGAGGTCTCGTACCGTCGTGAGGCTGGAGAGTCGATGGGTGGGGACTACCGCCTCACGATTCTCATCGGTGATCGTCGCATCGAGACGACCGACCCTAACGACGTCGTCTTCGCAACCTGGTATCCTCGTGGTGGCAAGGGTTGGTCCGAGGCGCTCAAGACTCCTCCGAACGACTCTGAAACTGTTCTGAAGATTCTCGGTAACCCCGATTACCTGCAGACCGCGAAGGAGGGCACGCCGGCATACAACGAGCTCATGAAGGGCTACAAGACCGACACCCTGTCCGCTTCGCCTCTGGGACCGATGTGATCTGAATGGCTCTACATCTGCAGACCTGGGTCAAGAAGTCCACTGGAGTCGATGTCGTGGAGGTCTCGCTCGAGGACTTCACTGATATCGTGGGGTGGGTTGGTCAGGGTGGCCGACTCACCATTCAGAAGTCAGGCCAGACACTCGTCGAGGTCTATGTCAACGGTGAGACTGCGTCCGTCGGACACCTCATCGTCAAGGATGGTGAGAATTTCTACATCACCACCGAACCCAAACTCAAGGAATTCTACAACAAGAAGTGACCAGAAAGGTCCGAAGAAGCATGTCTGTTCGTTACATTTTCCCAAATCATCCGTACGTAGGCTACAGTCTGCGTGATCCTGATTGGATCGCCGAACATCTCGCAAGTGGGTGGAGTATTTCCCGCATCACGATCTGGCGAGACGGTGTTGCAACTCTTGATACCGTGCATGTCAAGGGCCCTGAGGGTTCTTGGCATATGTTCGACCGCTTGGAGGATCAGTGGCTTATTCTCACGGATGACGGTGTGCCGTTCGATTTCTTCGAATCGCAGACTGATATGGAGGTGGCTGCTCAAGAGATGGCCAACTTTCGGAAGATATGTCTGAACAGCATGTTCGGATCGAACTGTCTTCGCGACTGATATTCCTTGGCCCCTGGAGGTCCTTCGGGATCTTCAGGGGCACCCCAAACAACTCTGTTCTCAAGAAGCGAAAACTAAAAGGAGCAATCATGGAAACTGGAACCTACGTATTCCGATCTGGCAAGTACATCGGATACCCTGTCAAGGATTTCATCAATCTCACAGCCAATCTGAATCCTGCTTGGTCTGTTAAGAGAGAGTACGAAACCGCCTGTCAAATGGTGGTTAAGAACACTTTCTCGATTTTCGACAACGCGGGGCAGCTTTGGCATGAGTTTTCTCATGTCGGAGACCAGTACGTGGCAATCGATCGAAACGGGATTCCCCACGATACCTACGACTCTCATACGCAGATGACCCGAACAGATATCGGTCTGCTGTCGTCGGTTCAATACTAGAATACTAGGTAGGCCTTGGGGGTCCTTCGGGATCTTCAAGGCCTACTTGGGTTCTCTTTTTTCGAAGGAGTTTACTATGGGTTGGACAACTCATTACAAGTACACAAACCTCCAGGCGCATCCCGATGGTCGGGTTCGTTTGGCCGATTCCCTGCGAGAGGTTCCATATCAGGACGTGAACGGAACACGCTACATCAAATTCCGTTACCAGGGTCGTGTGAAGACCAAGACCATTGCATCGATTGTCTTCGAGACATTCCGTAAGCGACCTGTGGGTGAGGGAATGCTGGTTTGCCACAAGGATGGTAACTGCAACAACAACTCGATCCAGAATCTCGTGCCTGGTGATCGTGCGTATTCTAGGAAGTCATATGCACGGAGGGACGAGAAGATCCTCATCGACAACGAGGAGGAAATTAACGTATTCTTCGACAGATTGGTTGACTGATGGTCAAATTACATCCACACCAAGAAGAAGCCTTAGAGCGCCTGAAAAGTGGCAAGGTGCTCGTTGGTGGTGTGGGATCGGGAAAGTCGCTTGTAGGCGCTTCCTGGGCCCTTAAACAGCCTAATTCCGGGGGTATTGTAGTGATCACTACAGCACGGAAGAGGGACAGCCTTGAATGGGTTGGGGAGTTTGCGATGGCAGGCTCTGGAATGGAAGGAATCACGGTTGATTCATGGAATAATATTGCTAAGTATTCTGACGTTCGCGATAGTGTGTTCATTTTTGATGAGCAGCGAGTAGTCGGAAGCGGCAAGTGGGTTAAGGCATTTCTCAAGATCACAAAACACAATAAGTGGGTCTTGTTGAGTGCCACTCCTGGAGATACTTGGTTGGACTATGTGCCCTTATTTCTCGCGAATGGGTTCTACAAGAACAAGACTGAATTCTACGAGGACCACGTTGTGTGGGATCGCTTCGCACGGTATCCTCGCGTCAAGCGCTTTGTGGCAGTTCACCGACTCGAGAAGTTGCGAAGGAGAATACTGGTGGACATGCCGGTGGCAAGACATACCGTAAGGAATCGTATTTACGTTCCTGTCAGGTATCGTGTGACTGAGTACAACGAGATCATGAAGAAACGCTTTGATCCGTATAAGGGAGAGCCTATCGCTAGTGCGGGAGAGCTCTGCTATGTTTTGCGGAAGTGTGTGAATCAGGATCGAGATCGTCTCGAGGCGGTTCGTAGTATTCTGAAGAAGCGCTCGCGGATCATCGTGTTCTACAACTTCGACTACGAGTTGGAAGCTCTGCGTGAGCTGTCTGACACGTGTGTCGTGAAGGAGTGGAATGGCCACAAGCACGAGCCTGTGCCGGATGGCGAGCGGTGGGTGTACTTGGTGCAGTATGCGAGTGGAGCGGAGGCATGGAACTGTACGGTCACGGATACGATGGTGTTCTACTCGCTGAACTACTCGTGGCGGGTTATGGAGCAGAGTGAGGGGCGCATCGATCGGATGAACACGCCCTTCACAAATCTGTGGTATTACTTCCTCGAGAGCGAGTCTGCGATCGATCAGAGCATCAAAACAAGCCTCGCGAGGAAGAAGAAATTCAACGAAAAGGTGTTCGCAGACTCATTTTGGGGGTGATTGGAACATACTACAGGTGTGACAAAAAACTGTCACAAAACTGTCACAGAAAGGGTTTCTTTACCATTTCTTTACCTTTTAGGGCAATGTTGTGTACGACTTTTGGCCAAAGTGTGACAAAAAAGTGTCACAGTGTGACAGTTTTGTGACAGTTTTGTCACAGGACTTTTCGTTGGAATTGCAAGGAAAAGTCGCTGTCTGTGACAGTTGTGACAGTTTTTTTCTAATTAAGTATAAGAAAAAAATTGTATTTTATAAAGGCTTGTGGACCCTAACTGTCACACAAAACTGTCACACCCAAGTTGAATGCCACTCCTCTGCAAATCTTCGGGGTCCGGGGAAGACTGTGGAGGTTCTATCCAGTTTGTGATAGATCGTCATATTGCCCGGACCAAACATTTTTCTAGACCGCTTTTAGGTGTAGTACGTTCCAGACGCTCGAAAACTTGGGCTATAATAGGAGAGAAAGGCAAAATACGCCATTTTCACACACTACACCCCAGACACCAGAAGGAGCAAACAGGTGTCATTAGTTTTGGAATCCAAGTATCAAGCTGAGCTCATCAAGAAGCTCAAGCGAATGTTCCCTGGGTGTATCGTTCTCAAGAACGACCCGAACTACATCCAAGGCTTCCCGGACCTCACCGTGATGTTCGAACGTCACTGGGCTGTCCTAGAAGTCAAGCGCTCCGCGAGCGCACCCCTACGACCGAATCAGGAACACTACGTGGAGCAAGCCTCCCGTATGTCCTTCGGCGCAGTCATATACCCGGAGAACGAACAGGAGGTACTCCGTGCGCTTTCACGAGTATTCTTCTCTTAATGGAACACACGCTATCTTGTCGGCTAGCAAGTACAGCTGGCTGAACTACGACTCTGAAAAGATGGCAGCAACGTTCCGCACTGCTCAGGCAGCCACCCTTGGCACACGACTCCACGAGCTCGCTGCAGAGCATATTCGTCTGCGTATTCGAATGCCTCGAAACAACGCGACATTCAACCGGTACGTCAACGACGCTATCGGATATTGCATGACCCCCGAGCAAGTCCTCTTCTACTCGATGAATGCGTACGGCACCGCCGATGCAATTCACTTCGATGACAAGAAGAACTTCCTCAGGATCCACGACCTTAAGACAGGCTCCGGACGCGTTAAGATGGATCAGCTCATGATCTATCAAGCGTTCTTCTGTCTCGAATACCATATCTCGCCATTTGACATCGAGAGCGAGCTTCGCATCTACCAAAACGATGATGTGATGATTCTCAATCCCGAAGCAAGCGATATTCGCTCCATCATGGATCGAGTTGTGGAATTCGACCAACTCATCGAATCACTCAAGGAGGACGGCATTGGCTGAGGAACTCGCCCACTATGGTATTCTTCGTCGGTCTGGCCGGTATCCTTGGGGATCCGGTAAGGACAAGTACCAGCGCTCCGTATCCTTCCAGGGTATGGTAGCTGACCTCAAGAAGCAAGGCCTCTCGGAAACGGAGATCGCCAAGGCTTTCGACATGACCACTTCGCAGCTCCGAGCAACCAAGTCTATGGCTGCCAATGAGCGCAAGGCGGAAGAGGTTGCTCGTTGTCTCAAGCTGAAGGAGAAGAACCTTTCGAATGTTGCGATCGGTAAGAAGCTCGGACTCCCCGAGTCTACCGTCCGTAACTACCTGAAGCCTAATGCGGATGCTCGACAAGACGCAGCCCGAACGACTGCAGACCTCGTTAAGAACGCGGTCGACAAGCATAAGTATGTTGATTTCGGCTCGGGTGTTGAATCTATCCTTGGAGTCAGCACCACTCAGCTCAACACATCCGTCGCGATGCTTGAGTCTGAGGGCTACCGTGTCGAGCACGCTCATATTCGGCAGGTAGGTACCAAGGAGTCTACAAACATCAAGGTTCTGGTCGCTCCTGAGGTTACTCGTCGAGAGCTCATGGAACACCTCGGGGATATTCACACTCTCGGGGTCGCGGTCAAGCCCGATGGTACGAAGCTTGGTATTCAGAAGCCTGTGTCATTGGATTCGTCTCGTCTGAAGGTTCGATACGCTGAAGACGGCGGTACCTCTATGGACGGTACTATCCAGATCCGTCGAGGATGCAAGGACCTAAACCTTGGCGAAGCTAGCTATGCTCAGGTTCGAATCCCGGTGGATGGAACTCATTACTTGAAGGGTATGGCTCACTACAGTGATAACATGCCTCCCGGTGTCGATGTCATATTCAACACCAACAAGACTCGAGACACCCCGAAGATGGATACCCTCAAGAAGCTGAAGGATGATCCGGACAACCCTTTCGGTGCGGTCATCAAGCGTCAGGCATTTTACAATGATGGCGGAAAGGACAAACTCTCCCCGCTCAACATTGTGAATGAGGAAGGCAACTGGAAGGACTGGAGCAAGACTCTCTCTTCCCAGTTCCTATCCAAGCAGTCCACTCACATGGCCAAGCAGCAGCTTGACAAGGCAGCCCAGAAGCGTCATGACGAGTTCATGGATATCATGAAGCTCGACAATCCGGCGGTTCGGAAGCGACTCCTTACCGATTTCGCGGATGGATGTGATGCTGATTCAGTAAATCTGAAAGCGGCATCGCTACCCCGCCAGTCGTCCAAGGTTATTCTTCCGGTGCCTTCGCTGAAGCCCACCGAGATCTATGCCCCGGACTACCGTGACGGCGAGACCGTATGCCTCGTTCGATATCCTCATGGAGGTACGTTCGAGATCCCCACTGTGACTGTTAACAACAAGCACCCGGGCGGTCAAGCAGTTCTCGGTAAGCACCCCAAGGATGCCATCGGTATCCACCCCAAGGTTGCGGAACGTCTTTCCGGAGCTGACTTCGACGGAGATACAGTAGTTGTTATCCCCGTCAACAGTCAGGTGAAGGTGAAGACATCCCCGCCGCTTAAGGGACTCCAAGGCTTTGACCCCAAGGCTGCATATCCTGGTTACCCAGGTATGAAGAAGATGGGTGAGAAGGAGAAGGGTCGCCATATGGGCGTGGTGTCGAATCTTATTACGGACATGACTCTCGGCGGTGCGAGCGCCGAGGAACTTGCCCGTGCAGTTCGACACTCCATGGTGGTTATTGACGCCCCCAAGCATGGTCTCGACTGGAAGACTTCTGAAGAGGACAACGATATCCGTGGTCTTAAGAAGAAGTACCAGGGTGGTCGTGGCGCAGCAACTCTCATTTCCAGAGCCCGTGGCCCTGTGTATGTGGATGAGATCCGCCTACGCAAGGCTTCGGAAGGTGGTCCGATCGACCCCGCTACTGGAAAGAAGGTGTACGTCAAGACTGGTCGCCAGTACCTCGACAAGAAGACTGGTCAGATCGTCAAGGCCCAGACCAAGACCGAGAGACTCAAGATTACGGAAGACGCACGAGATCTCATTTCCGACGGCAACCGCCCCATGGAAAGAATCTATGCGGACTATTCGAATGACATGAAGTCCCTGGGTAACCGAGCTCGACGGGAACTTATTTCTACAAAGATCCCCAGGAAGAACCCTGAGGCTGCTAAGAAGTATGCCACTGAGGTTGAGGAACTCAAGTCGGCTATTAAGCTGGCTTCCATGAACGCTCCTCGTGAAAGGCAGGCCCAGATCATTGCTAATGCGGTGATTAAGGCCAAGACCGCTGACCGAGAAGTGTCTTCTGAAGAATATAAAAAGATCTCCAGACAGGCCATCTCAGCAGCCCGCCTCAGAACAGGGGCCTCTAGGAAAGAGTCCCTCATAGAGCTCACAGACCGCCAATGGGAGGCCATCCAGGCAGGTGCCCTATCAGCCTCTGCTATGGAGGCCGTGGTGCGCTATAGCGACATGGAGAAGCTCTCAGAAAGGGCCATCCCCAAGGCTAAGGCCCCTGTGTCTGCTAGTGTAGCTAGTAGGGCTAAGGCCATGGCCCGTAATGGGGGCACTACTAGTGAGATAGCTGACGCCCTAGGCATCAGTACTAGCACAGTACTAGAGCTAGTGAGGTGAGGTGTCATGGCTCTCTACTTGACAACGACTGACAATCCGTTCAGTCCTGTTGACGACTACGAACAGTGGTCGAGGTTCGATCGTGATCATGGTTACAACACTGATGCGTTAGTGGCAAGAATCGCTGGTCCAATTGACTTCGACCTACCTGAATCTGTCATCAACGATGCGTTCGATGACGCTATTCGATGGATCGTGGAGTGGAATCCGACAGGAAACTACAAAATGATAAGCGATTAGCGACACCGGGGGGAGGGGTCTCGCATATTTCCCTCCCCCCACGCATCGCCGCCCCCTTATATTTTTCCCCGCGGGGATATTTTCAAATCGAACCCTGGGTTCTGAGATGTCCTAGAGAGCCGGTTGCTTCTTCCCGGTAGGATTTTTCAGAGTTGGTCCTCCTCTAGGACGTCCCAGAACTCAGGGTAACTCTGTCGAAAGGAACGAAGACTCGTGGCGCGGACTCCGAAAGCCCCGCGCACTCCCGAAGAATCGGAGAATAGGCTGATCAATCTCGCAGTGGCGTTAGCCGAGAAGCAGCTGCGAGACGGTACGGCTTCGCCGTCGACGATCAATCACTACCTCAAGCTGGCTGGCGAACGCGACAAGCTCGAAAGAGAGAAGCTTCGCCAGGAAACCGAGCTCGTCAAGGCCAAGGCAGAAAGTATTGCATCTGCCGCGCGCACCGAGGAGCTTGTCAAGGAAGCCGTCGACGCCATGAGGAGGTACTCCGGTGGATCTGAAGACGTATTCTGAATGCATTGAGCTACCATCCTTCGAGGAACGATACCGATACCTGCGTCTAACCGGCGTAGTTGGAGAACAGACGTTTGCACATCAGAGGCATCTGAATCAAACGTTCTACACGTCCCGGGAGTGGCGCGATCTACGTAACCATATCATCGCCCGAGATTTCGGAAGAGACCTCGCGTGTGAAGGTTACGAAATCTTCGATGCGATTTACATACATCACATCAATCCAATCACCCCCGACGACGTCCTGCACCGAAGTAGGTCGCTCCTGGATCCGGAGAATCTCATTACAGTGTCTCTCGACACCCACAATGCGATTCACTACGGAACGCTGGAGACCTCCCGGTTCGTCGGTCATGTCCGAACGGAAGGAGATACAATTCTATGGTAAATGTGCTCCAAAGCGTAAAGGACTATCTCGGTATCGAGGAAGATGACACGTCGTTCGACGGCGCCATCACTGCCCATATCGACGTCTCGATATTCACGCTCGGTCAGATCCTGTCCGAGACTCCGGAATACACCGCCGATACGGATTCGGAATCGATTCCGAAAGAAGTCCTCATGTACATCAAGCTTAGTACCAAGCTGCTCTTCGATCCGTCGGCTTCGGCTACGGTACAGGACGCTATTACTAAGGCCAAGAACGAACTCGAATGGAGGATGAGCGTTGACACACCCATACGATAACTCTCTCGCCCATTTCGGCGTTAAGGGTATGCGTTGGGGCGTTCGACGAGATCCCGGTCGAGGTGTCGTGGTTCGAAACAACCCATATCAGAGCCGAAAGCAAGAGGCTCGTAGTATGTCGAACCAGGAGCTCCAGAATCGGATCAACCGAGCAAACCTCGAGCGTCAGTACCTGGCGCTCGCACCCCAATCGACATCGAAGCGGATCGCCAGCAAGTTCAAGACAAGCTTCGAGGACCAGCTGATCAAGAAGGGCGCGTCGATGGCTGTTAACAGCGCATTTCTCGGCGCAGACTTCGCGTTCAACCGCATCAAGGACCCCGAGTCTTCAATGTTCCTTAAGAAGGGAGAATCGATCTACAATGTATGGTCACAGATCCGACCCAAGTGATTCCCTCGCCCATTTTGGCGTTAAGGGTATGCGCTGGGGTGTCCGAAAGGATCCCGTACGAGAAGCAGCTCGCAAGGCCGGATACCAGGCGGCCAAGGAGCGCCACCACGCGGTCGACCCTCAGAGGCTGACTTCCCATAAGAAGCGAATTCGTAAGATCAACGAATCCAACGAGACGCTCAACTACTACAGGAACCACCAGAATCACGAGGACTTCCTAAAGGGCTATCGTGATTACGCGGTGAAGGCAGTCCAAGTGTACACGGGCACCGGTATCCGAATGCCGAAGAACGAACCCCGGACCCGAGAGTACGCTCAGCAGTTCCTCGACCAGGCGGTCAACGCATACGAGCGCCAGTTCCAGACGGCAGTCGGAAACCTCCAGTAACCATGCTGTCCAACACAGAAACTCCGAAATACTACGCGGAGTTCCGTGACGCAGTAATCCGAGGAGACATTCCTGTCTGTCAGGAGGTCTCTAAGGAGATGAATAGAATCGATCAGCTGATCGAGAATCCTCGATACTATTACGATAGTACCGCCATTGACGGGTTCATCGCTTACTGCGAAGCGGAACTCACTCTGACCGATGGTTCCCCAGTTAAGATGCTCCCATCTTTCAAACTGTGGGCGGAGTCGCTTCTGTCATGGTTCTACTTCGAAGAACTTTCAGTATACGAGCCTTACGAAGACGGACATGGCGGACGCTATGTCACCAAGCGTATCAAGAAGCGTCTCGTTAACAAGCAATACCTGATCGTGGCTCGAGGTGCGGCTAAGTCAATGTACGCTGCGTTCCTACACGCGTACTTTCTCAACATTGACTCGTCCTCGACCCACCAGATTGCAACAGCCCCAACAATGGCCCAGGCTGAAGAGACATTGTCTCCGATCCGAACAGCTGTCGCGAGAACACCGGGGCCTCTGTTCAAATTCCTCACAGTAGGTTCTCTGCAAAACACCACTGGTAACCGGGCAATGCGTCAGCAACTCGCGTCTACCAAGAAGGGTGTCGAGAACTTCCTGAACGGATCTCTCATCGAGGTCCGTCCTATGAGGATCGACAAGCTTCAGGGCCTAAGAACAAAGATCAACACCGTCGACGAATGGCTTTCCGGCGACGTTCGAGAGGATGTCGTTGGCGCTCTAGAGCAGGGTGCATCCAAGATCGACGACTGGTTGATCGTTGCTATCTCCTCCGAGGGTACCGTTCGTAACTCGGTTGGCGACAGCATCAAAATGGAACTTGCAAAGATCCTAAAGGGCGAGTACTACGACCCCCACACGTCTATCTGGCATTACCGTTTGGATGATGTGAGTGAAGTAGGTAATCCCGACATGTGGATGAAGGCTCAGCCAAACATCGGAAGGACCGTATCGTACGAGACATATCAGCGCGACGTGAATCGTGCCGAGAATGTCCCGGAAGCTAGGAACGACATCCTCGCTAAGCGATTCGGTATTCCGATGGAGGGCTACACATACTTCTTCACCTATCAGGAGACGCTCCCCCATCGCCAACGAGAGTTTTGGGGAATGCCGTGTGCTATGGGTCTCGACCTTTCACAGGGTGATGACTTCTGTGCATTCACGTTCCTCTTCCCTCTAACGTCTGATAGCTTCGGTGTTAAGACCAGATGTTACATCTCGTCGAGAACCCACCTAAAACTGCCGGGCGCAGCTAGAGAGAAGTACGAGCACTTCATCCGCGAAGGATCTCTTCGAGTCCTTGATGGCACAATCCTGGACATGATGGAAGTCTACGACGACGTCGTTTCGTTCATCGAGGAGAACGAGTACGATGTTCGGGCTGTAGGCTTCGACCCGTACAACGCTAAAGACTTCATCATGCGATGGGGTACCGAACACGGCGAGTACGGCATCGTTAAGGTCATCCAGGGCGCCAAAACCGAGTCGGTTCCCCTTGGCGAGCTGAAAGCCCTCGCTCAAGACAGGCATCTGCATTTCGATCAAGAACTCATGTCCTACGCCATGGGTAATTCCATCGTCATGTCGGATACAAACGGCAACCGTAAGCTGTATAAGAAGCGCGCCGATCAAAAGATCGATGCGGTCGCGGCTATGATGGACGCTCTCGTGGCGTACAAGCAGAATCGCGACGAATTCGAATAGAAAGGAGGTGACATGGGTCGTCTCGCACACGCATGGAATGCCTTCCTAAACCCCGAAGCTAAGCAGTCACCGTTTAGCGTGGAGTTGAGGTCTAGCGCGCCGATGGAGCGATCTCCACTTCGCTATATTCCGCAATCCAACATCATCGACACGATTTTCAATCAGATTTCAGTCGATGTTGCTAAGATCGGGATACGGCATATTAGGTGTGCTTTCGATAAGACATACGTCGAGGATCTACAGACAGGTCTTAACGACTGCCTTACCGTGGCCCCGAACGTGGACCAAACTCCTCGGTCTTTCATGCAGGATCTATGCCTCACCATCCTCGAAGAGGGTGTCGCTGCAGTAGTCCCGACAGATTACTCGAAGACACCTGTGGGGTCGAACTCGTATGATGTCCTCACAATGCGAGTCGGTAGAATCACGCAGTTTAAGACCTCGTCGCTCGTGGTTGATGTATACAACGAGCATACAGGGCGTCGAGAACAAGTGGAGCTACCCAAGCGACTGGTTGCAGTGGTCCAGAATCCTCTAGCGTCCATCACCTCTAGCCGAGGATCTTTGGCTTCTAGACTTAGTTCTAAGCTTCGGATTCTCGACAGCATCGATAATGCAGCTGCCGGAAAGAAACTGGATCTTATTGTCCAGCTTCCCTATACCGTTCGAACCGAACGACGCAAGGAAGAAGCCGAAAAGCGCATGAGGGACGTGGAACGCCAGCTGTCTAACGGACAATTCGGTATCGCGTATATGGACGCGGCTGAAAAGTTCACACAGTTGAACCGACCAGCCGAGAACAACCTGCTTGAACAGATCAAGTATCTGACTCAGCAGTTGTACAACACACTCGGTATGCCCGAGACCGTGTTCAACGGTACCGCGGATGAACAGACGATGCTTAATTACTACAACCGTACGATCGAACCGATCGTCGCGGAGATTACATTGAGCATGTCTAAGACGTTCATCACCAAGACGGCAAGGACCCAGGGTCAAACGGTGGATTACTTCCGTGACCCATTCCAGAACGTGTCGATCACCAAGGTATCGGAGATCGCACAGGCCATGGTCACTACTCAGATCATGACCCCGAATGAGGTTAGATCCTATCTGGGTCTTCCTCGAAGCGATGAGCCAGTCGGCGACTCGCTAAGCAACCCGAACATCAACCCTATGGGTGATGCTTCTATGGCACCGCCCGAAGAACCAACCGAAGAGGAAGAAAATGACGGATTCGACGTTTGATTTCTCCGGGTGGGCGACCAAGAACGATATTCGGTGCAGTGACGGGCGAACTATTCGCCACAACGCATTCGCAGGCAACGACGGTGACGTGGTCCCTCTTGTCTGGCAGCACGGTCACAACGACACCAACAACGTTCTTGGCCACGTCCGACTGGAAAACCGAGCCGAAGGCGTTTACGCTTACGGCTACTTCAACGACACTCCCGCTGCAAACAATGCTCGGGAGCTGCTCAAGCATGGTGATGTCGACTCTATGTCGATCTACGCCAACAACCTTACCCAGAGTGGTGGGGATGTCCAGCACGGCAACATCGTCGAGGTTTCTCTGGTCTTGTCCGGCGCTAATCCCGGCGCTAAGATCGAAAACATTGCCCTCGCTCACGGCGACGGCACCTACGAAGCAACGGATGAGGCGTATATTATGACCGGCGAACACCTCGCACACGCAGACACCACCGAGAAGCCCGCTGACAAGCCGGCTGACAAGACCGAGGGAACTTCTGAAGGCAAGACGATTAAGGACATCGTCGAGTCGATGAACCAGGATCAGAAGGAAGTTCTCTATTTCCTCATCGCCAAGGCCGCTGAGGGAGAAATGAAGCCCGAGAATTCGGAGCCCAACAAGGAAGGAGCCCCCGTGGCACACAGCAACATCTTCGAGAACGATGGTACGCCCAACGAGGGCGATACCCTTTATCACTCCACTATCGACAACGCCTTCAAGGACGCCGTCCGCACCAAGGCCAACTCCATGCGCGACGTCTTCCTGTCGATCGCTGAGTCCAACGGACTCTCACACGCCGACATCGCTCACGCCGAGAAGACCTACGGTATTTCCAACATCGACCTTCTGTTCCCCGACGCCAAGAACCTCGACGTCCCGCCGGCCTTCATCGACCGCGATCAGTCTTGGGTCAAGCCTGTCCTGAACGGTACGCACCACACGCCCTTCACCCGCATCAAGTCGATGCAGGCTGACATCACGGCGGATGAGGCCCGAGCCAAGGGCTACATTACCGGCTCGCGCAAGAAGGAAGAGGTCTTCAAGCTTCTGAAGCGTACCACGTCCCCCACCACGATTTACAAGAAGCAGAAGTTCGACAGGGATGACCTGCTCGACATCACTGACTTCGACGTGATCGCCTGGGTTAAGGCTGAGATGCGCATGAAGCTGGACGAGGAACTGGCACGCGCCATCCTGATCGGCGATGGTCGTTCGAACAGCGATCCTGACAAGATCAACGAGGAGAACATCCGACCGATTCTGAAGGAGGATGACCTCTACTGCATCAAGAAGGATCTCGGCGCCGGTAAGTCTGTCGACCAGATCATCGATGAGCTCATCCGTGCTCAGGACGACCTGGAGGGTACCGGCACGCCGACCCTGTTCTGTGCAAAGTCCTTCGTGACCGACATGCTCCTGCTCAAGGACAAGATGGGTCATTACCTGTACCCGACGAAGCAGGCGCTCGCGGATCGTCTTGGCGTTACCGCCATTGTCGACGTTCCTCAGATGAAGGGTCTGAAGACCGGCGCAGCGAACGACAAGGACGTTCTGGCCATCATCGTCAACCTGTCCGACTACAATGTCGGTACGGACAAGGGTGGCGAGGTCACCATGTTCGATGACTTTGATATCGACTTCAACCAGCAGAAGTACCTGCTGGAGACCCGTGTGTCTGGCGCGCTCACGAAGGTCAAGTCGGCCATGGTCGTCACCGGTAAGCCGGCGCAGGCTGCCTGATGAAGTTCTCCGGGCAAGTCGGCATCGCTACTGAATGGGAGATGTCACCCGGAGTCTTCACAGAGTCCATCGAGCCCCGGAACTGTCGTGGAGATCTCATTCGTCTTAACCGACGTATGAATACATCTCCCGTGGTTCCGGGGCTCTCCATGGGTAACACGTTCTCATTCATCGCGGACCCATACACACTTGACAACTTCCTCAACATTCGTTACATCCGTTGGCGAAACGTCAATTGGGCCGCCACCTCGGTTGAGCTTCAACCTCCTAGGATTCTAGTCACTGTTGGGGGTCCCTACAATGCGTAGCGACCTTCACAATAGACTCGAAAAACTAGGCTGCCGAGCCTATTTCCAACCTCCGTCGAATGTCTCAATGGGGTACCCGTGTATCGTATATGAGCTCGACCGGATTGTGAAGAAACGCGCCGATAATGGGGTATACCTGAAGACTCGGCGCTACCAGGTGAAGCTCATCACCAAGAACCCAGACGATCCGATGGTCGATGCACTTGCGTCGATGGTCCACTCTGAGTTCGAACGACATTACACTACAGATACGTTGAACCACTTCGTGTTCAACATCTACGACGTTAAGGAGTGACCATGACGGCACTTATCTGGGACAAGACCGGCGAACACGTCTACGAGACTGGCGTGAACAACGGCGTCCTGTACAAGTACGACAAGACCACCAAGAACTACAAGAACGGTGTGGCGTGGAACGGCCTGACGACCGTGACCATGTCGCCCGAAGGCGCCGAATCCAACGCGGTCTACGCCGACAACATCAAGTACCTTGACCTCATCAGCGCGGAAGAGCTGAAGTTCACGATCGAAGCCATTACCTACCCCGACGAGTTCGCCGAGTGTGACGGTACCGCTATGATCTCCGACGGCGTCTTCATCGGTCAGCAGGAGCGCGCCAAGTTCGCTTTCTCCTACAAGACCAAGGTCGGCAACGACCAGGATTCGGAGGCCGGCTACAAGCTGCACATCGTCTACAACGCAACGGCTGCTCCTTCTGAGCGTGCCTACGCGACGGTGTCCGACTCTCCCGAGGCCATCACGTTCTCGTGGGAGTGCAGCACGACCCCCGTCCCGGTCAAGGGCCACAAGCCCACCGCGGAGCTCATCATCGACTCCACTAAGGTCAACGCCGAGAAGCTCAAGAAGATCGAGGCCAAGCTCTACGGTGATGAGTCCGGACAGCCTACGCTGCTCACCCCGGATGAGGTCCTCGCGCTGCTCGCGTGAGTAACCTCGTTCTGGTGCTCGACTTCCCCGAGCACGACCTGTTCGACCGAGAGACGGAGGAGTTCACGACTCTTCCGGCTGCCCAGCTAACACTTATGCACAACCTCTTATCGGTTGTACGCTGGGAATCAAAATGGAAGAGATCCTTCGTCGATCGTCCTCCGTCCTCGGTTGAAGAGGTGTTGGATTACGTGAACTGCATGGCCGAGGGTCAACGAGACGTCCCCGCAATGTTGGAACGCCTCACTCGTCCGCAGGTTGAGTCTATTAAGGCTTATATCTCGGACCCGATGACCGCCTCGACCATGCTTTCACGTCCGGGTCAGCCTAAGTCGTCCGAGAAGATGACTTCGGATCTGATCTATTACTATATGGTGGCATTCCAGATCCCGTTTGAGGCTGAGGAGTGGCACCTGAACCGTTTGCTCATGCTGATTCGGATCTGCAACGCAAAGCAGAGTGCTGGTCAGAAGACAAACGCTAAGAGCGCTGCATCGCAGCGTGCCGCACTGAATAGAGCCCGACGAGCTCGGGCAGGAAGTAGTGGATGATGGGTAAGAACGACCCCCAGATCCCCGCCGATGCGCAGATTGCGCCCGGTCTGGATCCCCATGAGGACCACGATCGCGAAATCTTCGAAGGGAAGGTCTCCTGATGTCGAAGATCGATGAGGTTCTCAATCACGCAGCCTACCGAATCGGGTACTACGCTCCGGACGATCCGGAGCCGGGTTCGGAAGCAGGTCGCTACTGCGCCAACAAGATGAACCAGCCCTGGCTGGCAGGCCCGTCCACGGCCATCTACTGGTGCATGTGCTTCGTCTCGATGGTCTTCGATATGGCCGGTATGGTCGGCGCTATCGGAGGCCTCTCCTACAACACGGACGTCACCAAGGGTCGTATGCGTCAGGTGCCGATCGAGGAAGCACAGCGCGGCGACATCGTCCTGTACGACTGGGACGAAGACGGCGCTACCGACCATGTCGGTATCGTCGAAGCAAACCTCGGTGGTGGATGGCTTCAGACCATCGAGGGCAACACCTCGTCTTCTAATGCGGGGTCTCAATCTGCCGGTAATGGCGTCTGGCGTCGCCAGCGCTACTACGGCATCGACTGCGTCCTTCGCCCCGACTGGGGTGCCGAGGGTGGTACTGTGGAAGACACCTCCGCCAGCGACGCGAATGCGATGACTGACGGTTACTGGGGTCGTGCGGTCACGTACGCGCTCCAGGCTTCCCTCGGAACTCCCGCCGACGGCATCGTTTCCGATCAGGACATCGACAACGAGGACTACTTCCCCGCTGCCGGTACCGGTTGGGAATGGGTGCGCGACCCCGAGGCGGGTTCCGCAGTCATCGAAGCTCTCCAGGAGAAGCTGAAGTGTGAGGTCGACGGCATCGCAGGTGTCGAGACCATCACCGCTCTGCAGTGGCACCTCCGTGGTAAGGGTTACGACATCACTTGCGATGGCTACTTCGGCCTCCGCACGGGTATCGCCCTCCAGGACGCCCTCAAGGCCGGCACTCTCTGGAGCTGATGTCAAAATGGCATCATTTGTGGTCAGGGGCAGCTACTCCAAAACGGAACGGTGGTTGAACAAACTAGCCAAAGGCGATCTTGTGAGTAATCTGAACTCACTAGGACACCGAGGAGTAGCTGCCCTGGCCGCAGCCACCCCAGCCGATAGTGGTTTAGCTGCTCAGTCATGGGATTATCGGATCACTAAAGGTTCTGGATTCCTTGAAATCGAGTGGTATAATACCGACATCGAAAACGGATACTCTGTAGCGGTCGGCATTCAGTACGGCCATGGTACTGGCACCGGGGGCTACGTTACGGGTGTCGACTACATCAACCCGGCTATGCGTCCGGTATTCAAAGAGATTGAACAAGCCATTGAAAGGGCGGTGAAGTAATGTCGACCTCAATCGAGGACAAGGTTGTAAGCCTTAAGTTCGACAACGTCCAGTTCTCGAAGGGCGTCGGCGAATCACAGAAGTCCCTTGAACAGCTGAACAAAGCTCTTCAGATGAAGAACGGAACCAAGGGTCTCGACGACATCGAGTCGCGAGCCTCACGGTTCAATCTTTCAGCCCTTGCTGAGGCTCCGGGAGCTGTGGCGGAGAAGTTCAGCCTTCTCGCTACTACCGCTGCTGTAGCACTCGGTAACATTGCATCTCAGGCAATCTCTACCGGCGCCGCTCTTCTTAACTCGTTCACGATGCAGCCCATTATGGAAGGCTTTGGCGAGTACGAAACTAAGATGGGGTCTATTCAGACCATCTTGGCGAACACGGCTTCCAAGGGTACTACCCTTAGTCAGGTCACCGATGCTCTAGATACCCTGAACACCTATGCAGACAAGACAATCTACAACTTCGCGGAGATGACCCACAACATTGGTCTCTTCACGAACGCGGGTCTTGGCGTTGAAGAGTCTGCGTCGATGATTAAGGGTTTCTCGAACGCCGCTGCCGCGTCGGGTACAACCTCTTCGGCAGCTGCTAATGCTGCCTATCAGCTCTCACAGGCCCTCTCTGCAGGTACGATTAAGCTCATGGACTGGCGATCGCTTACGAACGCCGGCATGGGTAATAAGAACATGCAGGAAGGTCTTGTTCAGATCGCCGAGGCGATGGGTACTCTGTCTGCGAATGGAACATCGGCTGCGAAGGTACAGGAGAACTTCAACGAGAGCCTCTCCAAGGGATGGCTTACCGCTGATGTTATGTCAAAGTACCTTCAGATCATGGCTGGCGATATCGACGCCGCCGCCATGGCTGAGATGGGGCTCACCGACGCGCAGATCGAGCAGTTCCAGGTCCAACAGAAGAACGCCGAGGAAGCCGCTACGAAGGTCCGAACCTTTACGCAGCTCATTGGAACCATCCAGGAAACTCTCGGCTCCGGTTGGGCGAAGACCTTCGAAATCCTCCTCGGTAACTTCGACGAGGCCTCGGAGCTCTTCACCAACATCAACAACGTCATCAGTCCTATGATTGACGGCATGTCCGATGCTCGAAACGCTCTCCTTCAGGGGTGGGCGGACCTTGGTGGTCGTAAGGACATCATCGATGGCCTTGCATCGGCATTCAACAGTGTCTCCAGCATCATCGGAACTATCGGTAATGCATTCAAGGAGATCTTCCCACCCATCGCCGCGGAGAATCTCAAGACTATCTCTGAAGGCTTCAAGAACTTCATGAAGGCCCTGGAGCCTAGTGAAGAAAGCTTGAAGCGTCTCGGGATCGTTGCAAAGACCGTCTTCGCATTCCTGAAGGTGTTTGTCGACACGGTGTCCGCTGGATTCCGTGTTATGAGCGCCGGCGTTAGTCGGGCCATGCAATCACTCAACAAGGTATTGTCGATGCTGCCAGTTGGTAGCGTCATCGACAGCCTGGATGGTGTTGGGGAGAAGCTTTCGAGTTGGACTGGCATAGCAGACCTCGCCGCCAAGTCTATCGAGAACATCAACAAGTTCTTCGACTTCCTGGATAAGCAGCTCGAGAATCTGAAGCCCACAATCACAGAAGCTGTGAAGGAATTCATGGATTTCTTCAGTGTATGGGCTGCTGGAATCTCGGGTGCAGACGGTGGAGAAGGCTTTGCTTCAAAATGGAAGGCAACTCTCGAAAAAGTCAAGAACTACCTGTCCGAGACTAAGACCGCGATCGAGAACTTCTTCAAGGCTCACTACAATCCGAAGACACTGACCAGTATCACCGACGGTATCAAGTCAGCATTCACAAAGCTATTCGATTGGCTTAAGTCGCTTTCTCTTGGCGATGTGCTTAAGAGTGTGTTTGCGACGGGCGGCATCAGTGCCATCGTGGTCGGCCTTGTCAAAGGTTTCGACGCTTTCATGAATGTTGCTCAATCATTCACCCGTGTGGGTAATGGTTTAGCGGGTCTTCTGGACGGCGTACGAGACGTGCTCAAGGGCTTCGAAACGGACATCAAGGCTGAGGCTATCAAGAAGATCGCATTCGCGATCCTCATCCTTGCGGGCGCCCTGTTTGTCCTGTCGCTGCTGCCCCTTGCAAGTCTGGCTGCAGCGGTTGGAGCAATGGGTGTTGCTATGGCCGCGCTGGTCGGTGGACTTTACGCCATCGACAAGTACACCAAAGAACCGAAGAAAGTCATGGCGATGGCAGCATCTATGGTTCTAATGGCGGCAGCTGTTGGAATCATGGCTATCGCGGCTAAACATCTAACGGACGTTCCTATCGAACAGCTAGGGGCGGCTACAGGTGCAGTCACCGTCTTGCTCATGGCTATGGCCAGCATGACTAGAGTTCTGTCCGGAGCAGATAAAGGTATCCTTAAGCATATCTTCGTCATGCTCGCTATGGCTCTGGCCGTGTACATCCTGGCCAAGGCAGTGTCCAAGATAGCCGCCATACCCGTAGATCGTATGGCTACTGCAGGTGCCGTTATTGCGGGACTTACGGTAGCTATCGGCCTAATGACCCGTATTTCAGGTTCTATGAAACTGAGTGCGGGCCAATTGTTCGGTATGATCGGCGTCGCCGGAGCAGTCTATATTTTAGGACTAGCTATCGTTAAGCTCGGCTCTCTCGATAAGGAAAAACTCGAGCAGGGCGGCCTGGCGGTGGCTGCGATCCTATTCGCAATGGGCGTTTTCATGACGGTCGCCAATTTCGAAAAGATCGACAAAAGCACCATCATAACGTTCATTGCGGTTGCTGGCTCCATTGCAGCACTTGGGTACGTGATCTACATGCTGTCCGCTCTATCTGAGGCTCAGTTGGCTAGCGGCACCGCAACCGTGATTCTGATCATGGGAGCGATGGCAGTGCTAGCTCGCGCATCTAATCAGAGTGGCGACGATAAGATCAAGTCGGTGCTTAACATCGGCGCGTTTGTGGCAATTGCAAAAGCGGTTTACACCGTGGGTAATGTCATCATCAGTCTCGGTACAATGGACCAAAACCAGCTGATCCAAGGCGGTGCAGCAGTATTTGCGGTACTGGCGATGCTGGCGCTAATCACCTTTGCCCTAACCAAGATTGAGCCGGTGTCGAATGACGCGATACTTAACGTACTCGCGTTTGTCGCTGTGGCCTTCGCGGCTAAGTTGGTTGGTGACGCAATTGCAAAGCTAGCTGAGCTACCTATGGAAGGAGTTATCACTGCGGTAGCAGCGCTTCTCATTGCCATGATAGCTTTGGAGGAGATTGCATATATCGCGGAAGGGTCAGTTGAGGGTGCAGGAGCGATGCTGCTGTTGTCGGTAGCTGTGATTGCATTGGCTATCGGGCTCTCGATCCTTGCAGCCATTGGTCTTACAGGATTGGCGATCGGCTTGATTGTCCTTGCCGTAGGTCTTACTGTACTCATCATTGCTGGGTACCTGGCCGAAGGCGCTGCACTGGGGCTTGTAATTCTGGCTGCGGCAATTCTTGCCATTGGTCTAGCATGTCTCCTTGCCGGCGTCGGCGTCATGGCTCTCGGTATCGGTATGGGGATGCTAGTCGCGGCTCTGATCTCTGCAGGAGCAGTGACTTGGGGAGCAATCGGCAAAATGACAGTAGCTTTGCTCGCGTTTGCTGTCGCAGGTCTCGCCGCTGCTCCGGCAGCGCTTGCTCTGGGAGCCGGTCTACTCATGATGGGTGCCGGTCTGCTCATGGGCGGTATCGGTATGCGCATCATGACTGCCGCTATCAAGCCGTTCATTCAGGCTATCAACCAGGCTGACCAGATCGGTGTCGTAGCAGTAACCAAGCTCACGGGCGCGATCGCTGCCATCGGTGGTGCGGCCACGCTAGCGGCTCCCGGCATGATGATGTTCGGGGTCGGTATCGCACTGGTCGGTGTCGGCCTGCTGGCGTTTGCGATCGGAGGGTTGGCTGCTGCGGCGGTTGCGCCTCTTCTCGGTAAGGGGTTCTCATCCGGTATCGATCAGCTGAATGCTGCACTGACAAGGATGCAACCCGTGGTTACAAGCTTTGCCACTTCGGCGACAACGCTTATGACCTCGGCAACCACCCTTGGGTCCACGGTGTCGAGTGCGTTCATGGGAATCTCACTAGCGATTGCTTCGTGCATTCCGATGATTCTCATGTCCACAGTGATGTTCCAGTCGCTGGGTTCTGAGACGGTTACCAACATTGTGGCGGGTCTGCAGGCGGCAACGCCTCAGATCACTGTCGCAATGACGACATTTGTCATGACTATGTTCACGACGTTTGTCAGCCGTATGACTCTGGGGCAGCCGTTGGTTTACGCGGGTATGATGGCTCTCGCCAACAATATTTCGCTGGCTATCACGCGAATCACTGGTATGGTTCGAACCTCTATCAACCTACTCGTGATGGACATGATGAGCACGCTGTCTAACGGCCTCTCCAACCTCAGCAACTCGGTTTACTCATCTGCAATGCAGACTGGATACTGGATGGCTGAAGGTCTTCGTATTGGGTTCACAAACCAGCGCGGAGCCTTGGTTGAAATGGCTCGTTCGACAGCCGCAGCAATGCTCGCAGCCGCCAATGCGGAACTCAAAGTCAACTCTCCTTCCAAGAAGTTCAAGGAGACAGGTCACTGGGCCGCTAAGGGTCTGGAGATCGGTTGGACTGACACCGCGGTTAAGGCCGTGGATGCAGTCACTAGAACAGCTGAGGAGTTTGACGAAGCTTTCCGTGGTATCATCGAGTCCATTGATATGGACGAGATCTCCGATGACATCAACCCGGTCATCACACCCGTGCTTGACCTCTCTGAGGCGAAGGCAGGTGCTGACGATCTCCGCTCAATGTTCGGTAACGAGGCCTTCCGCGGCGTTCAGAACGCTGCGTCGGGAATCGGTGCTCGATCTTCGGAGGAGAGTAGTCAAAATGGCAGTCAAAAGACTGTCATCTTCAACCAGTACAACACAAGTCCGAGGGCTCTGTCCGAAGTCGAGATCTATCGACAGACAAAGTCTTCAATCTCTAGGATTGCAAGAGTATGATCAACACCATTGTCGCGACAAACGCGAAGGGTGACTCGGTTGAGCTGGACCTGGCTAACCCCTGGGCCGGAGGCATCGCAGTAGTTGGTGCTTCCGGCTTGGGGCCGGCCGACGGTACTATCAACACGGTCAACTTCGCAACATCAGACGGAGCCCTCTTCAATTCGTCACGGATTAAGTCTCGAGACATCGAACTCAATCTCAAGTTTCTAGGCTCCGACGTCGAAGATGTCCGTCACAAGCTTCTTCGATATTTCCGAGTCAAGCACCCAATCACGCTTGACTTCATCACAGACCATCGACACACCTACATTACGGGGCATGTCGAAAAGAACGAGATCGACATCTTCTCCAAAGAAGAAGGCGCCGACATCTCAATCGTGTGTCCGAATCCGTTCTTCAAGCTTCGAGACCACACCAAGGGCCTAAACTCGGTCCGATTCACGTCTTCGACACCATCGTTCGAATTCGAGTTTCAGGACCCTCAATCCGACTCTCCGACTCTTATATTCGGAGAGATCTCCGCAACTGGTGAAACGGTGGTGGTCTATGAAGGCGACGCAGACACCTCGACGATCGTCGACATCCAGTTCCTAGGACCTGTTTCCGGGGTTAAGCTGTATAACACGACCACGCAAACTCGCATCAACATCAACACCGATGAAATCGCGCGTCTTCTCGGCTCGGCTATCAAGGCCGGTGATCGACTAAGCATTTCGTCAGGTGTTGGCGACAAGTATGTGAAGGCGTACCGTGACGGTAATGTGTACAACGCACTCAGCGCCCTTGACCGAGATTCCGCTTGGATTTTTCTGACGCCAGGCGACAATCTTATTACGGTCCGAGCAGATAGCGGAATCGATAACGTTTCTGCCATCATCTCGTTCGAAAATCTCTACGAAAGCATCTGATATGGAATTCCGTGTTCTAGACGAAAACTTCAATCAGGTGCATATCCTAGACGATTTCAAGAGTGCCATCTGGACCGACCGGTTTTTCGAGGCTGGGGATTTCAAGATCACGCTCCCGCTCAACCCTAGGAACCAATTCGAAATTCATATCGGGCGATACGTGTGGAACTCCATGTCGAGTCGAATCATGATGATCGAGAAGATCTACATTGAATCGTCGGCTGACGATGGATCCACCATGACCATCTCGGGGCGCAGTCTCGAATACCTCATGGCCCGTCGTATCGTTTGGGGTATGCGACGGCTACCTACAAGTCTTCACGAAGCTGTTCGCGTCCTGATTCACGAGAACATGATTGCTCCGTCAGACCCCAATCGAGCTATGGGATGGCTTACCTGGGAGTCTAACAACACGGGTAAGATGGCTAAGACGTGGGTGGACGTGCAGTACACAGGTGATAATCTGTATACTGCCGTGACTGAGCTCATCGCTAAGCATCATGTGGGTATCGCGTTCCTATACGATGGCCCAGGTAAGATCCGTATTCGTCTTGATGAGGGTGTTGACCGGTCTTATAACCAGAACACGAATCCTTTCGTGGTCTTCTCTCCGAAGTTCGACAATCTCATCTCAGGTCGCTATGCCTCCGATATCTCCACTCTTAAAACGGTGGCTCTAGTAGGCGGACCTGGTGAAGGGGCTGACCGAAAGTACGAAACCGTTTCGAGCGGAGCGACTTCCGGTTGGGCTCGACGAGAGTTGTTCATCAACGCGTCACAGGTTCGAGACAAGGACGAAGACAATAACACGATTCCAGAAGCAACCGTGCGCGCGAATCTCCGTGAAGAGGGTACGGCTAAGCTCAACAAGTCTGAGAATCAACATCTGATCGAGTTTGATGGTGAGACTTCCGAGAATACTATGTATGTCTACGGTAAGGACTACAACATCGGTGATCTTGTTCAGATCCAGGACGCCAACGGGTTTAACGTGCCCACTCGCCTCGTTGAATTCATCCAATCACAGGATGATTCGGAGGTCAAGTTCTATCCAACATTCAAGCAAGACAGTACGAAGTCTTAGGAGTCAAAATGGCAGTAACTTCAGGCTTTTTTAACTCCATCAACGGTGACCGAAAGTACAGCGCCGAGCAGTTCGGCGCAATCTTCGATGGCGTTATCGTTGACGGAGTTTTCGCCTCTGTCGGTGACAAGTTCAAGATCGTGCCTACCGGCGGAAACGTTATCGAAGTCGGATCTGGTCGTGCCTGGTTCCACCACGTGTGGATCTGGAATGACGCACCGATCCGTTTGGACCTTGGACCGGCCGACGTCCTCACAAACCGAATCGATACAGTCGTCATCGAGGTGGATACCCGCACTCAGAACCGACGGGCGTCTATCAAGGTCGTCGAAGGTGACCGAGCGAGCACTCCTCGTCGAAAGACGATGATTCAAGACGCTGGTGTTTACCAGTATCCGATTGCAGACATCTACCGTAACTCCGGGGCACAGAAGATCGAGACGCGTAACATCACGTATCTCATCGGCACGGGTGACACGCCGTGGGTTACTGGTCCGCTTCAGACGATCAATGCCACGGAAATCTTCGCTCGCTGGGATCGCACCATGAACGAGCAGAAGGCTGAGGCTCAGGCAGCGTATAATGAAGCCACTACGGCTATGCGCAATGAAGCTTACGCTCTTCTCAACGATATTCAGGGCATGATCGGCGGCGATGCCGTCAGCGCCATGGCTGCTCAAATTATCGAACTGAAGCAGCGTCTCGGTGACGACTCGAGTGGTACGATGCGCTTCGACACCATCGAGGATCATACTGGTTCGTCGATCCTGGACAGCAATTCTCAGCCGATTCTCGGCAAGATCGTATATAGGAGGGCATGATGTCTCGAGTACGAGACCTACCCAAGGCGTCTACCGTGTCTTCGGGAGACTACCTTCTGATTGACGGTCCTTCGGGAACCCGTGCAATTCAGGCAAACCAGATCGGTGGCGCGCCAAACGCGGCTGTCGGACGACAGTTCGCATGGACGGACCTTATTCGCCCCGGTGGCCTTACCCAGCGTAACTCCACCATCCGTATGGAGAACAAGGGTACGTTTGACACCCGTGCAGTCCAGGTGCTCAACAACCACACATATTCTGACCTGTTCCTGGGCGATTATTGGGATCTGCCAGGCGCGGGAAAGATCGTTGTTGGCGGGTTCGGAATTGCTCCGGGGGTTTCTTCGGATCACGTTATCCTCGTGGTTATCCCCTACTCGAATCTCACGGCCACCTCTCAGCAGGTAGTTACAGAATCGGTTCGAGTCGGACAGCGGATCACCAACGACCCCAACCTCAGGAGTCTCCGTACGAAGCAGTCCACTATTCGCCGACCTAACGGCGTGGTGTGCACGAATGCTCCGTTCTTCCCACTGACTCTCGCAGAGATCGGGTATCCGAGTCCTCTGGAGGAGAATGTCACGCATATTCCTCTTCCTGGAGTGGCATGTCATACCCCGTCGAACATCACCACCGCTTCGGTGATCGACTCGAAGCTGGTTTCCATCGGGGCTGACCGAGTCCTGAACACCACAACTCTCCAGCCGGTGATTACTGGCATTATCGTAGGATGATAACATGGCAAAGTTTGACGCATATCCTAAGGCAGACACCGTTCTGCCCGACGACCTTCTGATCACGGATGGTACTCGCGGGACTAAGACCGTGAAGACTTCCGAGGCCATCTACAAGTTCCTCGAACCGATCCCCCAGATGCACAAGACAATCTGGCGCGGAAAGAACCTCGGTAGTCGCTACACCGCCGAGCAGCAGGCTGCTGTGGCCAACGGAACCCTGACTGATATTTGGCTGGGTGACTATTGGGAGAAGGACGGTGTCAAGTGGACGATCGTCGACTTCGAAGCCGCCAACCAGACCATGCAGGATCTTCCATCCACGTATTTGACCATCATGCCTGACCGGAGTCTTGCTCAGTCTGAGATGCTTACCGGTGACGTCAATGTCGCGATGCAGGATACTCATATCTACAAGCATCTCGACTCATGGCAGCTCTACAAGTTCGAGGCGGTCTTCGGGGCATCCCATATTCTCGAGCACACCGTATCTTTCGAGGGAGAGTGGACGAGTGGAAATTGGGAATCGATGCAAATCGGCGGTCCCACCAGCTACACGCGTCTCAAGAAGAAGATCGTTCTGCCGACGGAGGTCGACTGGTTCGGAACACGTCTCGTTACTACCACAGTGCCCGGTCAG